GGTAACTTCATCGAACACAAGTCTCACCAAACCCGACAGAAATGCCGGGAGAGGACTGTTGGGTTTACGTTTGAACCCTTCAATAGGAGACACGGTGCGCCGTGCCAACCACCGATCAAAGTGGTCAGCGTAGCGTCCAAGGGCAACGGTTATGAAGCCAATGCCCTCGTGTTCAAATCTGTCTTGGAGCGTGAGGAAATCACGCTCCAACCCTTGCGATTGTGGATCGAGCCTGCCGACATCAGCCAGCAGGCCCGCTAGGAGTTTAAGCGGACTTTTCATCGTTACCTCGAGTTAAGGTTGACGAATCCGTTCCACGTGCTGCTCCTGCCCGACTACTTCTGCAGGGCGAGAATTAGAATGATGAGCAAGATGACAAAGGAGGCCACGTGGGCCGCCAGAATCATCCCTTGCATCATCACGACTCGCCCCGGAGGATCATCGGGAACGTCACCTCAGCGTCATCGACGAAGGCTTTAAGGCCGGTCCAAAAGGCCACCTTTTGAGCTTCCGTCCACCCGTTAACGGGGGCCTGGAAAGTTATGGCGATGAACGCACTCGACCTCACGACACTGCCAGAAGGCAGCGTGACGTCCTTCGACTCGGTGAGCCGAAGGACATGTCGTTCGCCGGTTTTAGTGTTGAAATCGTGAGTAATCACGCTTTCGAACGCACCGGTGTCATCGACACGTCGAATACCATTCAGCTTAGCGGAGCTGGGACCCTTGTTCCTCATAACGAGGGCGGGCCACGGCGCCGTAGCTGGTACGGTAAAGGGATCGGGTAGCATGTAGAGACTCCTACTTCTGGGGCTCCTTTAGGGAGTCCTAGGTTAATGACCTCCTCGGGTCGTAATGGCCGCGAGGATGGATGCCTGGAAGAGTGACAGATCGTCAAACACCCAGGACCTCTTGATGTCAGAGAGACTAGTTACATCAACACGGTTAAGGTAGTTATACCTTAGGTACCCAGCATGGTTGACCGAACTTTTAGTGTTGGTCGTAATGATGGGCCCACCGTTATGCCGTGTGGATCTAGTTCCAGTAAACACACCTTCTACCACCCCCGCCAGCCATCCCTGGCTAGCGTAGGTTAAGAAGCCGTAGTTGGCTATACTGGTGTCAGCGTTCACGGAGGCAATCGCCTCTAAGTAATCGCCTAAACCAGCAAACCAATCGACGAGCCAAGTCCAGGGCACGAGATTGTAGAAATCATCGACTCTGAACCTAGCACCCCACAGTTGATTAGTCACGTACTCCCGGAGCTTGGGTAGCTCCAGTTTCGGGAACTTCACATTGTAGTTTAAAGCTAGGCGGTACTCCCAGTTACGGAAGCCCGCTGTGCTCGCTACACCAAGTGATTCGTCAATCAGTGGATTGAAGGTGAATTGACCAGCGCCACCGACGTACTCCGAACCTC